AGATTACACCAGCACTAGCAGGCATTGCTATGCAGACTTACAATAGACTATTAGCATCTACTGTTTATATTGGCGACGTCGCATATCCTGACACGCTTCCTACAGGTTCAGGCAACGACTGCTACACAGAAGATAATCGCTTTTACACACCAAACAAAAGCGAGAACTTTTAATGCCTCGTTTACAGCTTCCTATCGGGTTCAGCTTCTATCAGTCTGAATCTTTGCCATTTTCCGCGCAACGTTGTGTCAATTGGATACCTACAGTCGCAGAAGATGCGGCAATCAATAGTCGTTATCTATCTCAGCCGCTAGGATTAAAGTCTCTCGTAGATTCAGGGTTAGGCGCTAATCGTGGTGGCTTGCCGATGGCTGGTGTACCTTATTTCGTAAACGGCACAAGTTTAATCAGCGTATCTTCTTCAAACGTAGTGACTAATCACGGCACAATATCCGGTACAGTCCGCGTTTCGATGGCAACAAACGGGCGCTATTTGGTTGTTTTAGTTCCAGGGTCAACTTGCTATGTTTATGACAACATAGACGATACATTATTAACCGTGACTGATACAGATTTCAGATTGTCGTCAATGGTTGTATACAAAGACGGTTATTTTGTTTTTTCAGCTTCAGACGGTTCTGTGTTTTTTAACTCTGCTTTAAATGATCCATTTTCATATGATGCTCTCGATTTCGGCAGCGCTGAAATAAACCCAGATAAGATTACATCATTACACGTCAATCATAACGAATTATTTGTTGGTGGTTTAGATACTATCGAGTTATTCCAAAACGTTGGCGGTTCTGGATTCCCATTTCAAAGAATACCAGGCGCAAACATTCAGAAAGGTGTTCGCGCTCCATTTTCATTAATCGAATTTGATAACACGTTTTGCTTTATTGGAGGCGGATTGAATGAAAAGTCGGCGATTTGGAAAGTCTCAGGCAGTTCGAGTGCGCAGAAGATTAGCACAGATGCTATTGATAGAGAGCTACAAAGATACAATCAAGAAGAAATAGAAGCGGCTTTCGCGCTTACTTATTCTGATCGTGGTCAATTCTTCGCACTGTTCACTATCGAATCAACACGCATACCGAGCAGGACGTTTGTATATAACGCGACCGCAAGCGCTTATACTCAGAGCAAGGTTTGGTTTGAATTACAAACTGGCGTGACGGACAACCGTTTCAGCGTTCAGTCAATCGTATTTGCATACGGCAAGTTGATGGTAGGTGATTCGGTAACGGGCGTAATAGGCGAATTAGACTACGATACGCTTGATTATTACGAAGATGAGATTTGGAGACGGTCAGTAACATCGCCTTTCTCAAATCAAGGCTTGCCAATATTCGCAGGTGATCTCGAAGCGACATTTGAGAGCGGTGTTGGTTTAACGACTGGTAACGGCTCCAATCCACTAGTTACAATGAACTTCTCTGACGATGGTGGTAGGACGTTCACAGATGGCGTAAGTAGGTCAATCGGCGCTATTGGTCGTTATGGACAAAGATCAGTTTGGGCACGTCAAGGGCGTTTCCCCGTGTCACGCTCGATAGGATTAACGATTACTGATAAGGTTAGAGCCAATCTAATTGGTTTGGCCGCTAATCCAGAGGGCGGCATTTATGGATAATTTAATACCACCACGGCGTAATGAGTTTTTGACAAAGGAAGGGTTTCCGACTGTTCGTTTTGCTGAATATTTAGAAAGAGCGGCAAGCAACATAAACGACACGAATCAAAACGTCGAAGATATAGGTATAAGAGAATCTTACCCTTGGCCGCAAATCTTAAGCACAAAAAAAAGCCAGTTTAATGTTGTTGCTTCTGCAAATTATGCGACCACTGGCTTTGAGTCAGTTCTAGTCGTAACAAACGCGGCAACAGTAACGCTAAACACAACGCCAGATGATGGCGAAAAGATAAGCATAAAACGCGCCACAACAGCGGGTAATGTTACGGTTTCTGGTACAATAGATGGCGCTAGTAGTTATACTATGGCAGAAAATTATGAATGTATAGATTTGATATACATAGCATCTTCTAATGAATGGTTGATTGTATGAGTTATTCACCAAACACGCCAATAAAAAGCCTAGTAAATACGACAAGCACACCGTTATCTGGTGGCGCTACGTTTACTGGTGAATGGGAGCGCTCACCGCGTTCAATGGTTGTTGTTCAATCATTTGCTGATGCGTCAGGCACGCTATATTTTGATTTTAGCGTTGACGGTATTAATGCTGACTCAACATTCCCTGTTGGTGGAACATCTACAAGCGCTAGCATACCAACGGTGCAACCGGCAGCCGTTGGCGGTAGATTTTTCAGAGTTAGGTATGTAAACGGCGCAAGCGCTCAAACGGTTTTTAGATTAGAGTCTAACTACAGCGAGCTTAGTAACTTCTATTCACCGTTAAATCAGCCTTATAATCTTCAGTCGCCATCAACACTAAATAGAACCACTTGGACATGGCTAGACACGGCTAGAGGGTTAACTAATGGCCTTAAGTCTGTTAAGAAGTTTGGGCGCAACCCGTCTGTTGGCACAAGCTTTGAGACGGTTGCTTTTGGCGGTATATACCAGACGCCACAGGCAGCAAGCGCTACAACATTGCGAATCAAGGCGGGCGGCAATGCCAACGATACTGCTGCAGGATCAGGCGCTAGAGAAATAACGCTTATTGGGCTTGATGAAAACTTTCAAGAGGTTTCGGAAGCAATAGCAACGGCAGGCGCAAGCGCATCAAGCGCCACAACAACTTCATTTACAAGGCTTTATAGATGCTTTGTTAGCGCTTCAGGCTCTTACGCTTCTGCCTCTGCCGGTTCTCACTCAGCCGATATAGTTATAGAAAATAGCGCAGGCGGCACAGATTGGGCAACGATAGACGCGACAGACTTCCCCAAGTCTCAATCAGAAATTGGAGCGTTTAGCGTGCCAGCTGGTGCAACTGGTTATGTAAAGCTAAGAAATGTAAGTATCGACTCAGGCAAAACGATAGACTTGATATTCTTCTCAAGAACCAATATAGACGAAACATCCGCACCATATTCAGCCATGAGAGCGCAATCTGTAGTAAGCGGCGTTAGTGGTGGCAGTATAGAATCGTTTGGTGCTGTAGATATACCATTTGGCCCATATACAGGCCCAACAGATTTGGGATTCATGGCAAAGGTTACATCTGGGACGGCAAAAGTGGCTGTTGAATTTGAAATATTTATTGTGAGCGAATAATGACCACAACCTTAAGCGCGTTCGTATATGAGACACAGCTCAGCACAACAGAGGCCGAAATTCTCAGCGCCTCAACAACAGAGAAAAAGTTTCTAGGCTCTGTTTATCTTACAAATACCAGCTCTTCTAATGTAACTGTTACGCTATGGCGTATACTTACTACAACTAACGGCACGACAGGAAGCGGCGGCAACTGGATATTTAGCGAAATAATACCTGCCGGTCGATCTGTTCCAGTATTGCCGCTATTTGGTCAGGTTATCGGTAACAGCATGAAAATATCAGGACTTGCTAGCGTTGCTGATGTTGTGAATGTAGATATTTCAGGGACTACGGAAACATGATCACAGTATGCAGAGATCCTGAAATAGTACGCTTGTTTATGTCGTTGCCAGAAGTGGCAAGATATGCGACAGAGTACGGAGCAAGCATTGACGACCTAAACTGTGAAATAACCCCACAAAACGGATGGTTATTATATAACGTCAACGGTGAATTTATCGGATTGACTCAGCTAGAAATAATCAGCGGGTGTGCCGCACAGTTTCACCCGTACATATTGCGCGAATTTAAAGAGCATTACGACGACATGATAAAAGAGTTATTTAAATGGTTTATTGAAGAAGTGCCTGACCAGATTGTAAAACTAAACGCCGTCATTCCTGTTCATTGCAAGGGCGCATTATTGGCGGCTGATCGGGCTGGCATGATCACAGAAGGTGTAGATAGAGAAAGTTTCTTAACGTCTGACGGGGCTTGTGATAGAATCTTAAAAGGTATACTTCGTCGGGAGATGAAAGCATGAGTGGTATTGTAAACAAAGTTGTTGAGGTAGGCAGTTTCGGCCTAATTGATGACGTAACCGGCGTCGAAGGCGCACAAAAAGCCGCACAAAAAGCAGGCAATGTTCAAGCTCAAGCATCTTTGGCGGGAATAGAAGAACAACGTAGACAGTTCGACGTTACTCAGCAAAACCTACAGCCATTTCAAGAAGCGGGTGTTTCTGCATTACAGCAGCAGCAAGCGCTTTTAGGTCTAAGTGGTGCCGATGCTCAACAAGAAGCATTCAACCAGTTCACAGAGTCACCAGGTCAACGGTTTTTAAGAGAGCG